TCCCCCCGGGCCGGCGAAGCGCCCCGCGAACGCGGAGCAAGCGCAGCGTCGCGACTATGTTCGCGGGGCAAAACGGCCCAAAAATTGAAAAAAACGCAAATCCTGTCTAACCTCAAAGGCTGAGGGGGACCTATGGTGGAGTTTGACCAATGTGGAAAATCCTGACAATTCTTCTGGTGGTGTACCTGCTTAGCGGCTGTTCCGCGACGTCCCTTCGGTGTGGAACCGACGGGGACGCTTCTTTCGTCGACCTGGTCAACGTACCGCAGGACATCTCCACAACATCCCGACACTTCGCAGACCTCTGCGGATTCAACTACGAGGAAACCCCGTAATGCGACGCCCGAAAAAACTCTCTGGAAAAGGCTCCCGCCGGCTGTTCACTGCAACTGCCAGCAAAACTCACGGCAAAAACATCCGCGTCAACACGATGATGCGCGGCGGCTATCGCCTTTAAGTGCCCTGCTATTCTCCCCTCGACGGATACGAGGACTTTGTAAATGGCGGATGGACCGGAAAACGATCCGCTACGGCCTACCGTCCGCTACAAGTTGCTTGCGGCCAGTGCCTTGGTTGCCGTCTTGATAAGTCTCGCATGTGGGCTCTGCGGATTGTCCACGAGTCAAGTCTGTACGAATATTCTCGTGGCTCTCTCTTTGTTACCCTGACGTACCGCGACCCCTACGAATGCACTCTCGACGAACTGGAAAAAAAGCTCCACGTCCCCGACTCCCGGAGTCTCGAAAAATCCCACTTCACCAATTTCATGAAACGGTTCCGGCACGAGTTCGAACAACCGATAAAATTCTTCCAAGTTGGTGAGTACGGGAACATCTGCGTAAACCATGGCCTCGCGACCAACAACCAGACAGCGCTCGATAACGGCCTACCTCGCTGCAATGAATGCAATGTCGGCCGACCCCATCATCACGCCATCATCTTCAACTGTTCGCTGGAGGACCGGGAACCCGTCAACGACGAACTCGACACCAGCCCGACACTGGAAAAAGCGTGGAAATACGGACACGTTTCAATCGGCGAGGTCAACTTCCAATCAGCGGCCTACGTGGCTCGCTACTGCCTCAAAAAAATTACCGGACTACCGGCCCAAGATCACTACACGGTGCTCGATCACGAAGGACACGCCCAAATTCTCGAAGCCGAATACTGCACAATGTCTCGCGGCGGACGAAACGGACGCGGGATAGGCTATGACTGGTATCAAAAATGGAAAGACGATCTGTTCCCCGCCGATCACTGCCCGGTGCCAGGCGAACGCACTGTCATCCCCAAAGTCCCTGACTACTACACTGCTCTGGCTACTGAAGAAAATCCGGAAATGGTGGAAGAGGTAAAACTACTCCGCCAAATGTATCGACAAACCAATCAGGAGGAATACACACCCGAACGACTGCACGACAAATATCAAGTAAAAAAAGCACAGGTATCACTGCTCAAGAGGACAATATGATTCAACAACCACTACAGCTCTTTAGCGAAGAAAAATGGAAACTGCACGATTCGGCGCATAGATGCCCAACGTGCAACCTGCGGGTCAATTACTTACACCGCGAATACCACCCGGAGCACTACAAAGATGCAAACGATACAATTCGATAAACGCGAACTGGTCGCCCATCTGTGGGCCTACTTTCGCTCACAATCACGCGAAGATGTGTTCTTCGACGTCATCCAGATACTCACCACCCTAGAGGAAAATCAACAATGAAAATGAAAGCCTACGCAATCTACGACTCCGCCGCTCAGGTCTATATGCGCCCGTTCTACATCCAGCAGGACGCTCAAGCCGAACGAATGTTCACGGACATCGCAACCGACGCCAATCACGAAATCGGAAAACATCCCGAGGACTACGCATTGATTCGTTTGGGAACATGGGACGACAACAAAGGCGAACTCGAATCCACCCAGAAAACGACAATCGTCACTGCCATTGAAGCCATCTCACGCTCACGTAACGTCAACCCGGACCAAATGAACGCTCTTGAAGCTGACATCGGCCAAGCCCAAGGAACCCAGTAATGCGAAACCAATACGGACAAGTCCCCCGCGCGGATATTCCGCGCTCCTCTTTCAATCTGTCTCATCGGCACCTCACCGCCTTCGACGCGGATTACCTGGTACCGATCATCGTTCAGGACATCATCCCGGGCGACACTTGGAACCTGAACTGCTCACATTTCGCGCGACTCGCGACGCCTCTCTATCCGATCATGGATAACCTGTATATCGACACGTTCTACTTCTTCACGCCTTACCGTCTTCTGTGGGACAACTGGGAACGCTTCTGCGGTGCCCAGGACGATCCGACCAGCTCTATCGACTACACGATCCCCGCCGTTTCCGGCGCTACATCTGCCGATATGACTATCGGAAGCGACTTCACCAATCTGGCGGACTACATGGGACTCCCGCATACAACCGGCGTGGATCTGACCGAAGTTTCTGCGCTTCCGTTCCGGGCCTACAAGCTGATCTACAATGACTGGTTCCGCGCGCAGGACCTGCAAGACACGATAGACAACGAAACCGGAAATGGGCCCGATGATGGAGTTAACGACCATAACCTGGTTAAACGCGGTAAGCGTTTCGACTACTTCACGTCATGCCTGCCGGCCCCCCAGAAAGGCGACGCGGTTCCCCTCTTCTCCGAGGCTATCGTCCACGGCCCCACGGATGGCACAACCCAGCTGGCTATCTACGACGACGACACTGGCGACACGAAATATATGGAAATCGGCGCCACTAATCTCCGGATGACTGCAGCGACCGGCACCGGCGAAACAACGTCAACCAAACTCATGTATGCCCAGGCAACGGACACGATCAACGATCTGCGACTCGCGTTCCAGACTCAACGTTTGCTCGAGCGCGACGCTCGCTCTGGCACACGCTACGTCGAAACTCTGCTCGCACACTGGGGCGTAACCGTTCCCGACTTCCGCCTGCAACGCCCCGAGTTCCTCGGCGGCGGCTCTACCCCTGTCAACATTAACCCTGTCGCCAACACGACTGCTGTCGACTCTGTAAACGATCCGGCAACAACCGATCGCTACCCTGGCAACCTCTCCGCCTTCGGTACCAGCTACGGCAAAGACGGGTTCACCAAATCATTCGTCGAACACGGCGTTCTGATCGGCCTCGCGAACCTGCGCGGCGATATCACTTATTCCCAGGGAATGCATCGCTACTGGAACAAGACAACCCGCTACGACTTCTACTATCCCGTTCTCGCTCAAATCGGCGAGCAAGCGGTGCTCAACAAGGAAATCTACTACGACCACTCGACCCCGGACGGGGTCTTCGGCTACAACGAGCGCTACGCTGAGTATCGTTCAATTCCGAGCCGCATTAGCTCAATCTTCCGTCCGGACAATGCCGCCTCGCTCGAAGCGTGGCACCTCTCGGAAGAGTTCACCTCGGACGTCTCCCTGGGCTCGACATTCATCCAAGCCAATACCGCCACGCCTCTCGACCGTGCAATCGCTGTCAACACGGAACCGCACGTAATCGCGGACTTCTATTTCGACATCAATGCAGCCCGGCCTATGCCCATGTACGGCGTACCTGGCAATCTGGATCACTTCTGAGATGGGCTGGATAAGCGCAGCAATCGGTGGCGTCGCCGGACTACTCGGTCAGCAACAAGCCAACACGGACAACAAGCAGCTCATGCGCGAGCAAATGGCGTTTCAAGAACGCATGTCCAATTCAGCGGTGCAACGCCGCATGGCCGACCTGAAAAAAGCCGGACTCAACCCGATACTTGCTGGGAAATACGACGCCTCAAGCCCCTCTGGAGCAATGGCAACAATGGGCAACGTCGGCGCTGCCGGCGTTGCCGGCGCGTCAATGCTCGGTGGCACCGGTGTGCAAGTCGCGAAACTGGAAACCGAGCTGGAACAAATACGCGCCCGCACCAATCTCTCCGAGAAACAGACCAAAGCCCTGGAAGGAATTGCCGAACTATCCGACGCTGTCGGCGACACGCTCAAAGGAATACGTCAATGGATCGAGAAAGGACTCGAAGGAAACCTGACGGACCTCGGCGCGAACGTGCCGAAAACACTCGAAGACTCGCTCCGTGCTATCTGGGACTTCGGTGGTGAAAACACGATCCCAGGACAAGCCCGGAATAAAGCCGTCGAGTATCTGAACGAGCTGCTCAACGTGGATCTGTCCCCTTCGGAATGGTTCAACATCCCCTCGCAATACGGATACGGCGGACCCGTCTCTGGCGACCTCGACTCAAAACCCGGACCCTCTGGCTCCGACATCCCTTACGACCCCGACGGTCTTATCAACTGAGGTACAAGCAATGTCCATGCAACCCGAAAAAACCAACGCGCCAAAAGTCTATGACGACGGGCGCACCATTCAGTCGTTCAAGGACGAAACGGACGTCAACAAAATTCTCTCGCGCCACGCGCGCAACAAAACGATGTCGCATATCGCCCAATTCGGCGGCGAGTATGGCGACTTCTCCGATATGCCCGACCTGCTGGAAGCGCACAAGCGACTCCAGCGCGGCACGGACATCTTCGACAAGCTCCCTGGCGAAACCCGCCGGGAATTCGATCAGGACCCGGCCAAATTCTTTGCCTTCGTCAATGATCCCGGCCGCACCCAAGACGATCTCAAACGAGTCCTTCCCGCCCTGGCAAAACCCGGCGACCAAATGCCGACCGTACGGCGTACCGCCGCCAACGCTAGACCGGACCCCGCTCCGGCTCCGGAAACCCCGGCAACTCCCCCTGAGACGCCCTCAGACAGCGCGTAACGCGCTAAAACGGCGGACCCTAGTCTCCCCCCTAGGGTCCGCCACCCCCTTCTTCCTGCCGACCTCTCGCGTGCTCCGCACGCAAAACAACGCCCGCGGGTACCCCGCGCGCGTAAACACCCAAAAACCGGGGCCACGACCCCGGCCTACAG